GTTTCCGTTCTTGCGGGTCTTATTCTTACGCATGCGTGGAGCCATGTTTAGAGATAATTAACCCTTAGCCGAAAACCGTTTGGGCGATCGCGATAACGTTGTTGCCAACGCGGTGGGTGGGTTCGGAATTGAGCGTTGGTTTGTTACGTGGTGGAAAGGCAAACCATAGTCGGGTGTAAGAAGGCTTAGTCGGTTTACAATTGCAAGTTCGAGGCATGGTAGGGTTGGAGGTGCAGGCACGAATGACCCCTAACCGAACATGTGCGAAAGGTTCCCGAGAACGAGAGAGGAAAATTTCTTCTTGGGGCGAAGTTTGGTTTCCGAGTGGATGATCGGGATGCGTTTGCGTTTCGACTTGTCAATGGTGTGTGAATCGCCGAGGTCACGGACACCGTCAGTTATGTGGGTGAGGGCGAGCATTTTTACGGTGCGAGTGAATGGGATCTCACCGCGGGCGAAAGATTGGAGGAAGGAGAGGAAAGAGTCGAAATCGGCTGTGTTGTCGAAGGAACCGTTGTAATGGAAGGAGTTGACACGAGCCATTTGGAGTCCAGCGACGAGTCCGACATCTTTGAAAGTCACACCGATGGCGTCGCGGTAAGTTCCGTAATCATCTCTGTTCAGATAGCCACGTGTCAAGACTTTTCCCGCAATGCGAGGCAAATCGAAAGCGCAACCTTGTTTGTTGATGATAAAAGAAACAAAATTCCCGGATGGGCCAGATGCAGGTTTGAATTTCCAACTGCAGTCGGATGCGTATTGTTTGAGCTTCTCCATATCGAAAGATACGTCTGGGCCACGCGCGAGAGAATCGTCTCCTTTGATGTACAGTTTGCGGTAATCTTTCATGATGTCCATGCACACGGCCATGTTGAAGAGGCAGTTGTCGATGAGCGTGTGAGGGGCGCCGGAGTCTTTCTTATCGTTGACGACCAATGAGAGGGCAGTACAAGCGATGGTGCGAGAGGATAGTTGGGCAGCGACGAGGATGCGGAGATTCTCGGGGCAACCTATCTTCGTCAATGCTCGCAAGAAGATTTTTCGGCCGACGTTGTTTTGGGAAGAGTCAAATTCGGTCCAGTCGTTTTCCAAATAGCGGTCGTTGGGGAAACCGTCCTGCTCAAGAAGTGTCATGACTTCAAGATCGGTCATGCCGGACGTGATGATGACGTTCCCTTTAGACTGTTTGACCAGCACGAGCTCGAGGAGGCGGGTCCAGGCGCAGATTTGGAAGTTGAGGGTTTTGTCCCAGGCAGATATGCATTGTCCGGCTTTGTCTTTGGTATTGGGGTCGGATCCGTTGCAAGGTTTCTGTTGGGATTTGAGGAAAGCTTTGACCATGTTCGTAGAGCGCTCAGTCCAAGCTGCTATGTCTTTGAGTTCCGAAAGGTCGTGGCCACGGTTTTCGAATTTATCCATCGCTTGCACGAGGCAAGTGTGTAAATCGGCAGTGGACACGGTCCAATCGAATTCCGCGGCAAGATTCTCGAAGAG